TGCCGCCGAATGTTCCGAGGTTGCCCATCCCCGCACCGGCTGTTCCTAATAGTGGTCCGACAATACTGGGGGGAGCCTCGTACTGAGGAGTCGCGGCCAGGGTCTGGCCGGCGGCTGTGCTTTGGTAGCCTAATTGTGTTCGCTGATACTGGCGTGACTTCCAACGAAGATTGGTTGCCATCGCCACGTTGCCACGTCCCATCTCCATGTCCATGCTCTGCCTGATCGCGGCGAGATTGATGCCCGTAGCACCACTCTCAGCGGCTGAAGTTGTCACGTCAGCCATGGCGTCGTCGTAGACTCTTTGACGCTCTGCCATCTGTTGCTGATTCGTCCTGTTATCTTCCATCTGACGGTCAGCCATAGCGTCGTACTTGTGTTCCAACGCTTGATTGGAGATCTTGGCCTGTTGGAGGTAGCGCTGCCGTTGGGCCTTGTTCTGAGCCGCGATGGAAGCAGCTTGGCTTTGTTGTCCCATTATTGCCCCCGCCCCAGAGATGGCCGTGGTTATCGCCGTCATCCCCAAGGCAGCGGTGGACATGCCTGCGAACATGGATGCGCCACCAATAATGCCTGCTGTCGCTGTCCCTGTTGCGCCTACAGTGCCGCCTACAGCCAACATCGTACCTATTGTTATTGGGCACATTTGGTTATCCTCACAAATTCTAGGAAAGGTTGTTTGTTCCAACCGAACTCAGGATGCCTAGCAATGAATCGGTAGCCCAACCATTTAAGCCACCGAATATGCTTGAGATTGTTTTCTGAAACCACGTTCCCCACGATGTGATAAGGCTGCTCTATCGCCGCTTGCCACATCTTGGATTGTCGCAGGAATGGGATTCTTGCTTCAAATAGGTAGTCACTACTGAGAAGCCAAATGTTCCCGTAGCCTTCCACGCTAGGATTAGCGACCACCCCAAACATACCAAAGGGCCGCTCCTTGGCGTCGATCATCGTCAAGGGCAAGAGGCAGGATTGCGCGGCATAAGCCAGAGCTACAGCGTGATCAAGACCCACGGTGGCCTCAATCTCTGCCTTGTCTGCTTCACGCAGGATGGGCGCTACCTTTTCGGGATCTCCAGGGAGGCTCGGTCTGACGTAAGCCTTGATCATCCAATTCGTGTCGCTCGGGGATTGAACGATGCCTCGTACTCAAGGCCCATGATAGCGGAAGGGAACGGCGTGTCATTGATTACGGTAATGGTCGCCTGGTCGTTGCGTCCGTAGATTGGGAATTTCAGTTGACCACTGGAAGTCCCCCGCTGACCTACGATCTTCGTGGCGCCGAGGTGGCCGCCATTCAATACCGTTGACCGCTTGGTTCGCCCCTGGCTAGGCTGGACCTCGACGCGGAGGTAGTCGGTTTCGTGGAAGATCAGGTGACCGTACATCAGTTGGTAGCGGCCCGTGGCGTAGATCGGAGAATTAGGTTGGGGCTTGAGGTATGGCCGGCTGAGTTCGACCTCCATCGCATACTTAGTGCCGATGAAGAACTCGGCGCCAGTAAAATTCTCTGAAGCCAAGTCCGGGCCTACAACCGAACCGGGGCCGTTGGCCGACTTGTCCATCGTCATATCGTTGACGGAATCCAGAGCATCGCCAGCGCCTTCCCTAAGAGGGAACCAGGCACCCCGGTCTGCTGTCAGACCATAGGTCACTTTGTCCGCATCAGAGATGCTGGGGAAGTTCCTTCCCTTCCCATCAGCCCACAACAAGTCATGCAATGTATCGGGGGTCCATGTGGATGGTGGTTTGCCGAATCCGACTTTCGCTAGATCCCCATCCCATGGGCCGGTATCGTCGCCAGCAACGCCAATCCTAAATGGATTCGCATTGACTTGGTACTCGGTGGCGGCCGCAGATACCGTCGCCTCGTCGTCTATCCGCAGGTTCATCGTGCCGGCAACTCTGTCTACCCAACAAAATAGGAAATGCCACTCGTCCTTTGAAGGCTCGGATGATGTTTGCACTCTGGTAGAACTGCTGCCATTCCCTATATCGAAACAGATATCCTTATCTGTTTGATGCCAAAATATAAAGTACTCATTATTCTTCCCTGAAGAATCTGATCCTTTACTCAATAGAGTTGGGTATCCCGTCACACCCGCATCCAACTTGAACCAAGTGGAGATCCAGAAATCGACATTACCCGTAGTGGTTGTGTCGCTCGTTCCCACTGTAAAATACTGATCCTGAGATTCATCAAAGGATCGGCCACCGGATTTATATGGATCGTTTACGGTGATGGTGTTGCCGGTTGCATCGGGATTTGTGATTGTAAGCTGCGACCCCGGAGGATGAACTATCGCCGTTGGTGATATGAATTCCTTTCGGAACATCACCTGGTAATCCTCCTTGCCCCTGGTGCAGGGCAAAGTGATGGTGGTCACCCCATCAGCGTTAGCCAGGCTGCAATCCGCTTCAGTTACCCGGCGATCCAGGTTGCACACAAATCCTATGCTGTTTCCAGCGGAATCGGTATCGGTTAAGCCCGGCTCGATGATCATCTTCTCGATGAATATGTTCACATGGCCAGTGTTGAAATTGGTGCGTTGCAGGATCAGGTACAAGCTGGTGTCTATCCAGCCAATGTCGAGAATCGTGGCCCCCTCAAGGACGTACCGGCTCCATGAACTCTGTAACTTTTCGTCTTTACCTACCATGTACTTGTAGACGTAGATCGCATCAGGGTCGCCGTCAGCCCTCACTATCAGGATGTTGTCGTGGGTTGAGCCAGCGAGTGTGACGATGTTGCCGGGGATGTAGGTGGGGCAATGTGCCGTGATGTCCAGGGCGTCGTGCATCTCATCCTTGATGACCTGATACCACTCGCGTACACCTGAGAATGCCGCCTTCTTTTCTGCAAAGAAGATGGAGCGGCCCGTGGTGACAGGGCGAACCAAGGGGCTGTTCTCGAACTCCGTGGAATACTCGATAGTCGTGGTTTTGGGTGAGAGAGTCTCATCGCCGGCCAGAATAAATTGTGATGTGTCGGTAAAAAGGATCAGGGAAGATTGGAAGGGGATAGCATGATTTGGCTTGGCCACACTGGTGTGGGCGATCCCTACGTCTATGGGGTCGGAGTCGAGGAGTTGGACAATCTTCGTTCGCCAGAACGTGTTGTACTCTCCGGTCGCCGACATGATCACATTGTCGTCAGCGAGGAAGCCAATCCTGTTCTTGAAGAAGAAAATGTCTTTGATCTTCTCACCTATGAACGAGGGTTGGGGATTAGTGTCGGCATCGCCAACTGGCATGTCTGTCCATTCGGTTTCTCGGAAGATGAATGAACCATCGGCTAGTCGCACCAGCTTGTGGGGCATGGTGGAGCTATCAAATTTATTGGGGACGCCAGAAGCCGTGGTTTCTTGCCATACACCATCGGCCATGGCTTCAGTGTCGGTGGCCGTGGCACCTGATTGACGCTCGGCCTGATAGGCATCGTCCTCCTCGTTGGCCTCATTAACCGAGAACTCGACATAGTATTCATCGGCTACCCCAGACTCCTCATCTCCTACGATCTTGATCTGCATTCCATTAGGCGCCTTGGTCGGCAGGTCGGCCAATATCTGGACCTGCCCCTTGATGACCGTGAGTGCCTCATCGCCTGAATCATCGGAAACAGAAATATCAAAGTCGGCTTCATCCTCCCGGTAGATGTGGATCACCGGGCCAGTCTGTTTCACCACCCAGCCGTCGTAGCCACCGGCTCCTGAATTAGAGGCGCCGTCGCCATCAAGCCCTTCTCCGTTGTTGTTTATATCTGTGCCGCCTACCTGACCACCAGTTCCCCATACGTCAGTGGCAGCAGCGCCTCCAACATTTGCCGCTGGATGCATCGTCGTGGTAAGGTCAACCGTCGTTACATCTGAAATGCCCCCCAACTCGATAAACAGTTGTTCAGCCAACCATCCTTGGCTCTGGGCGGCTTCTCTATTCTCCTGTTTTCCTGCGTCGGACCCCGCGCTTACTGAAGATCTCCGAGTCCTGTACTGAAAGGTTTTGTCCTCAACCTTAATCTTGTATGTGTGGCCGTGTTTGTACTTCCATATCACAACCAGGGCTTCGTTCTTCCTGGTGGGAGTTAGCGAAACGCTATCCATTGCCGTGGCGACAGTGGAGTCCACCAGCCAAGTGTGATCCACCACGGTGACCGCTCGAAGGTTGGCCGCCATGTCCGCGGTGTCAATGTAGGCGAAGGGATCAGCCAGGGCCGGGAAGCCCGTACCAGAACCTACGGTGCCTTCTTCTGTCAGTGTGTTGTCCCCGTGCTTGTCGATGGCGTTCCCGGTGGATTCGTCAAGATTCCAGTAGGAAACCAGGTCTGTCTTCAAGTCAGCGGTCAACCCATCGTAACCCAGACCTACGCCTGAATTGTAAAGCGACGTGACCTTCGCATCGCCCAGGGGGTAACCGGAGGCGGCCTTCCAGAAGCCCACGAACTGTATGCCGCCAACGGCGTAGAGGGAAGTCCCACAACGGCGGCCTATACAGAACTCCCCGGATGCCGCCGTATTGGTTATGGCGTGGTCGGTTAAGAGCTTGACGCCATTAGCATAGACATTTACGGAAGAGCCATCGTGATCAATCACAACGTGTGCCCAAGTGTCGTACTCCTCCCAGACATCATCAACGGATTTGTATAATTCTCCCACCCCATTCATCCTCAAGAGCAGCCCTTTGCCATTCCGTTCAATGATGTATTCACTGTTTGCGTTACTGGCTGCATATTTTCCGAGGATTGCATTTACGCCTGATCCTCCCTCCCCACTCGGGGGGAGATAATGCCAAAAGGAAAAGGCAAACGGAACTCCGGTTTGTAGAGAAGCATTTGAATCTATACGAAAATAGTCCGCTGTGTTTGGGTTTGGGAATACCCTGTGGGTATTGGAATCAACCAGTTGTCCGGTGGGATCTCGCATCTCCTGGGCCGTGCCTGTGAGTAGATCGAAGACCTTGATTACCGCGTCACCCCCAGAGGGGTACGCGAGGACGCAGTAGCGTTCTGAGCTATCCCTGTTGATCAGGTGTGAGAACGTACCCGTGACGTTGTTAACCCCTGTGAGGGGGCCAGCGACGTGCTGGGATGGATGCCTCTTCGTTAAACCAGAAGAGATGGAGGAGTACGCATTATCCTGAGCTTCAACTTGGGAGGGAAATCGCAGGGAGGCGGGTTGTTGTGAAACCCCATTGATCAGTGATGACACTGGTGAAGAGAGGAGTGCCATATTACTTCAATACCCTGCTTTGAAATGGGCCACGTTCCAAGGCATTGGAAACGTCGCGGTGATCGAATATGGTTAGGTCGGCGGTGTCTGTCTCGAATTCCCTAAGCGTTGCTAAAGCACGCATCTCGTCCTGCATCGTAAACGTGTGATGCTGGTTGGAGCCTAGCGTGCGGTCACCAAAGATCCTGGCGGCCTTGATCATCATGTATCGCCTGGCGACCTCTGGGAGATCGCCCCAATCAAGCATGAAGACGATGTCAACATCATTGACATTCGTTGTGAATATGTCGGTGTTGCCTTTGCGGTCGTACAAATACCCACCGCGTTGGATGATGTCTATCGATGAGTCCTGGCCCTTGGGGATGTCTACTCGTACCGTGTTCGCCGGCAGAGGAATCTTGGAGTCGCCGTCGAGAGCGAGATCCCAATCATAGTGGGAGTTGAAATGCCAGCCCTCGGATTGAACTTCTTTAATAGTCTCATCGAGGATGTTCTCTGCCAGGACTGCGTCGGCGGGAGCCTCGGCACCTAACTGATTCACGGGGGACTCTGCGATGGCAGAGAGCATGGTGTTAACGGCTTCGAGCTTTGACGTTAATCCATATGCCATGTGCAAGTCCTTTACGCAAAATGAAAAAACCCCTGACTTCCTGTTTAGGGAAGCCAGGGGGAAGGAAACAAGAAACCCGATCTTGTCGGATTACTCTGCGGCGGTCCTCAACTCAATGGCGGCTTCGGGACGCAAGTAATTATGGCCCATCGCGTACCGAGCAACCAAGAGGCTGCCCTGATGCGAAACGAGGTAATCACTCTGCACCGAAAGGTCAAGGAGTTTGACCGTGCCAATGGCTGACTTGTGGAACGCGAGTCCCACCGTGTTCGCCGTGTCACCGTGGTAACCTGACGCCTCGCCAACGCTGCCATAGACATCGTTGCCCGAGAACGGCGTAGTTACGCCTGGGTCTGCACGTCCACCCGTGTCTGCGGTGACCGCCACATCAGTTGGGATGTGGTTGCTCTTGAAGATCGTGAACCCAAAGGCTTGCATCAGCGTGCCCTTGGCGATGTCACCATTACCAGCGGTGAAGTCACGATTGACCAGGTGCGAACGAGTCGTAGCGGACGAGTCGTTCAGAAGCAACCAATACTGGGCCGGGCGAAGGATAAGATATCTGTCGCCATCTGCGACATCATTCTCATCGAGCTTCTGGGCTGCCTCTGCAATCCTGTCAAGAAGCTCATCCGCATCGGTGCCAATATTGGCATGCGTAACAGCGCCACCTGTATTACCGCCCGTGATCGTGGCAGCCGCTCTGGAACAACCGATCACGGTATTGATCGTGTTGATGTCGAATTGCTTCGCCAGTTCCTTGCCAATTTCCTTGGCATAGGTCGCGCGAATATCCCACTGCGACATCGCGGCGTCGAGGTCATCCATGAACGCACTGCTGGTAAGCAGCTTGTCAATGGAAATCACCCGCTCGTTGTGCAGCACATTGGAGAGGTACTCATTCTTAGTACCTGTATTGGCCTCGTTACCCAACTTGTTAGCCAAGTTGGCCGGCTCAAGAAGACTCTCGCCCGGTGTGTGGTAACGACTGTGAGCCGAACCTGTAACAATGAACTGAGCCGACTTCCCACTTGAGATAGTGCGAATCGTATGAAGCGCTTTCATCACGTTCGATTCTTCAAACGTAGAAAGAACCTCGCCGGCAAAGACTTTCAAATAGAGGGCCGCACGGTCGCCGCTATTGTTAACGGCACCGGGTGCGCCCAGTGTGGCATTATAAGCCATGGTAGTAACCCTTAGTCAAAAGGAATGAAGAGTAGTGAAGGACACTACAGCCTCACTGTGATCCTGATGACGATGGGTTATCTGCCGTAGCAGGCCGATCTCATTTCGGAGCCAGTTTTCTAGCTGTATTTGCGTTCCTGTATGCTCGATTAAACTGGGGATCGCCTTCCCGCAAGATCGCCACGGCTTGATCGACTTGGCCTTCGGCGATCAACTTTGCCGCAGATCGCTTGCGCGATGGCACCGGAAGCACCAGTAGGAACAGGCGCTTGAGGGGTTCCCCAAAATAAAGGAGAAACACAAGAACACATAATGAAACCACAACCGCTACAAGTGGGGTTACCCACCAGGGCATCGCGTCTTGAACGCGGGTGACCGCCAGGTGGACCTCACCAACGAGCGAGTCGATGGTTACAAAATCCTTGTCAGCCTTTTCAATTGCTGGCAAGGGGGATTCGTCGGCTACATATAAAGACGTGGCCTCGGTTAGATGCTCACGCCCTGAATGACTTTTAGCCCGAATCTTATTTCCAATGTTAGCTATTCGCTTTGTACCGGAACATCCCCAAACCAAGAGAGGGGAGGCCAGCCAAAGTGATTTCACGATTTCGCTTTGCCAAAATTGATGGCCAAGAAATTGATGATCTTGTAAGCCTTGGCAAGATACGAGTCGTCTATCGGAGTGGTGGTGGTAGCGGCGATCACAGAGGCTGAAGCCACTAGCAGACTGAGTGCTTCAATCCAATCAGGAATGACACTTAGGATAGCCTGAAGCATTGAGAGATTCCTTTCCTAAAAGACGCTGCTCACCGCCAACTTGTCCTGAACTTCCTGGCGGTACGCGGGATCTAACTCGTACCGCTTGTCCTGCATAGCTGCAATGACCTGGGCGGTGGATTTATATGCATTGCCGGTGGCTGCGCCAGCCGTTCCCTGAAGCAGTTGAGGTTGCCTGCCCTCGGCGGCCCCATGCTGGGCTTTCAGTCCGCGGATAGCGAACATAGCCTTCTGCATGTCCAGAGTGCCGTCAGGATTCAAGGTCTGCACAGACTCATTGAAAGTATTGATGTCGGCTTCGGGCAGGTTCCGGGTGGCCCACTCGATAAGCTGGCCGTAAGCCTCTTGCCCCCCGACTTCCGTGTATACGCTTTGCAGGTTCTGTTCGATCAACGCTCTCTGGCCGCTGATGTAGGAATCCACTGCCGTCTTATCCACACCATGGGAAGCCAGGTCTGCATACGACTCCTCACTAAGTTCACCTTTCTCAACGAACTCTTGGGTGTACTTGGTCAGGCTCTCGCTGGTAACCCCCTTAGCTGTCGCCTGGAGATCCTGAATGGAAGCGGTTTCTTCCAAAGGTTCTGTCCCCTGGGAAAGCCGCCGCTCCAGTTGCTCATACGCTTCGGCCATGGCCTCGGGAGATTGGAACTTTTCAGGAAGCCATTCAGGACGATTCAGTGGTTGGTCATCTGTCACCACCTCCGTGGTATTCTCCACGGGTTGGATAGAAGGATCTACCGGCGCGTCTTCATTGATGTCTATCTGTTCCATGCTTGTTTCCTTTATGTGGCCTCAGTTTCGGCTTCGCCCTGAGACTCTAGTTCCATACGCTTGACCTCTTGTTGCGACATCGCACCAATAGCCGGGCCGCCCAGTTGCTGGGCAAGCGCCATCTGCTGCTGCTGTTGCTGCTCTTGCTGTACCTCCTCGGCTGACTTGATCAGCCCTTGCGTATTCAGCCCGAGGGCGCTGGCTCTCCGCTGGAGATAGTCGGAGATGTTGACGAATTGGTGTACAAGTTCTGGACCCAACGTCTGAAGTACGCCTCCGATAAAGGCGTCGAGTTTCGCTAAATCATGGGTGCGGCCAAGGCTTTCGAGTCCGGTCGTGATCACGGGGTCAATCAGTTCCTTCGGCATCTCAGGAAGCGTCCCCCGCTTCGTCATAATAAACATGATCCTCTTGACCAGGGGGAGTTGGAACGACTGCGAAAGCTGGCTGAACGTACCGCCCAGGGCAGCGTCCAACTCCTGCTTCATCACATCTATCTCAGCCGCGGTGACCCGCTCGGCGTCACGCTGGATTCCCTGGGTCAAGAGGAAATTGTGCTGTAGCCGGGTGCCTATGAGTCGGATAGTTTCTAAGCAGACCTGTAGGTCCGCATGTTTTTGCACCTGGACAACTCCGACATCAGCCATATTCCCCTGGATGATCGCCCCATTCTCACAATCGGCCAGTTGCCTGGCCCTGGTCGAGCCGTTGGGGGAAACGAGGAACATCACTTTAGCCGAGGCGGCCGTGGCTTCGACAAGGCTTCGGACCAGGCCAGAAGATGTTTTCAAATCTCCTATCACTTCCTCACCAAGGCCACGCCCGTAACTCTCCCCGGAGATGACGTTCCACCGCAGCGGGATGTAGGGGTTGGAGTCAGTGGTATAGGTGCCTATGGATTCCTCAAGGACAAAGCCGGCGACCTCCTGGTACACCTCGAACTTATCCTCATCCTCCTCGTCCTCCTTCGGCATAGTTCGGATACAGGTGTAGACTTCGTATTCGGTGCCGTCCTTGTTCTCCTCGCCGGCCCGGATCTTTTCCAACAACTCAGGCTTGAGTTGAGATGCGGAGATCACCTCCTTTGTAACAATGGATTCGACGTTACCCATCGGATCGCGTTTGATGCAATATTGGTCTAGGTGGAAGACCCTAATGCCTCCCTCATCGGGGAGGTACAGGAGACAATTGCCAGCGATGATCAGATGCCGAAAGGCTTCATACACCGCGGGCCGAATGCTCGCCTTCTCAATCTCTCTGACAATCGCCTTCTCCGCTTCCATCAACGCAGCTTCCATCTCCAACTTCATTTGACCCGTGACATCTCCAAGCTGGGCGAGCGTCTGGTTGTCGAGGGAAAGTCGGAAGAAGGGACTCGGCGGGACGAGAGTCAAGAGCATCTTCGATGCTAAATTATTACACCCCCTCGATCCCATGCTTGTCCAGGGCGTTTCGAGAGGCGTCGATGAACTATGCCCTGATGGGGGCATGATGAAAGGGATGGTCAACTTGGACACTTCCCTGGCTCGATCTAGGAATGGTGCCCGTGATTCCTCCAGCTTGTCGTAGAGTGCTTTGCTGGAAGTACCTTGTATGTTTTCCATCAATATGTCGGAATGGAAAGACCAGACCCCTTAGTAGGCGCCGAGACTCCCTTGGGAATCCTTAGAGATGATGTATCTCCCGTACCCCTCTTACTGCCACCAGGTTTCTTTTTCTTCTTCAGGACCATAGCGGGTTTAGTAGGAGGCGGGGGAGGCTTAGGCGGCTCAGGCATCTTAGGCATATCAGGGGTAGATCCACCAAAGCACATAGTTTTTACTCCGTTTCATTTTGTTGTTTGTAGATGTCCTCCAGGTGGCGAACAACACTGATCTTACCTACCTCCATCCAGACCTCGCGATCAGTCATGCTGGGCGTTGGTACCCTATCCTGAAACGCCCCGCGGAGGTAGATCAGTAGGTTCTTGGCGATATGAGGTAGAGGTGTGTTCGTTGAAGACTGACTATTTGGTCCCTTGCTCGTGATCTTTACTTCTGACATAGGCA